CTCTTTCTTCAGCCATTCTAAAGATTGCTGGATCTACTTTTGACTTTGATTTACCTTTCTTATCATTACCATCACCACTCATATCTCCTTGATTCACTTTTGAATTAGGATCTATAGCCATTGGCTCATTTGGTTTTTTAGGTGCATCAGGTGCTAGTTCTCCTTGCATGTATCTTTTCATCATAGTTGTTGTCCTCCTTAATCTATTTTTGTCTTAAGTAAGTCTATTGTTCCATAAACTTTATCTTTGCCTTTTTGAAATATAGTATTCATTTCTGGATTTAATCCGTAACTCATATTACGTTTAGGCTGTTTTTTTGTAATTTTATTATTTACTTTTGCTATATCTCTTTTTTGAGCAGCTTCTCGTAAATCTTTATCTTTAATTTCTTTAGGTGTTATTTTATTTTTAGTATCAGCACCTGCAAAAATTTTAGGTATAAAATTACTATTTGGACCTAAATTATTTTCTTCCATTAATAATCCTTTTCATCAGCCATTCTAAATACAGCATCATCTACATGCTTAGAACCTGGCTCACTTGGTTGACTTACATCATACTCAAATGGTTGATACTTCTTAGGTGCATGTTTAGAAAAATCAATATTAGTATGTTCCCTATTTGGCTGTTTACCATCAGGTGCATCACTAAATTGACCTTGCTTAACTTTAGCTTTTGGGTCGAATGTGTTCATATTATTCTCCTGTTTATATTTTTATTCTTTTAATTTTTAATATATTTTTTGTTGGGATAGTAGTATAATTACCACCTTGTTTTATTTCTTTATTATCTTCAAAAGAATAATCAGCCATTAAAACTGTAGAACTAGAATCATGTTTAACTAACCATCCAACACTACAACACACAGCTGTTTTTGCTTTTTTGATATCTACTATGTCAGCCCAATTTGACTCACTGACGATATCTTCCCACCATACTAAATTTAAAGTATAGGGAAAATTTTTTTTATTTGTTTCTGGTATTTTTATTTTTTTTGACACCCTTTAATTTTCCAGAATTTTCCATAGCATAAAATACGGCTTCACCTTTTTTCTTGCCGTATTGTTTTACCATAGATTTTTTAATTTTTTTACCTTTTTTATTTAGTGGCATTAATATCCAAACTTGTTATCTGATACTTCAAATGTATTATATAGTGATGAGTTAAATCTATTTGCAAATTTAGGATGTGTTGGTCTACTCATACATCCGTATCTTAGTGCATCATATGCATGGTCTTCTGCATTAGTATCTACATCTTCAGGGTTTTTATCGTCTGTTGGTAATGTTGCTAATGTTCTAATTAAATTTTTACAACTAGAAAATATTCTTATACCTGGTTCTTTGTCATTTATTTTTAATCTTTTATGAACTTCTAACTTACCATTAATTCTACTTTTAGGTGATCTATCTGATGGCCTCCATCTACATCCATTCTGTATCATTGTTTCTGCAATACTTGGACCTACATCACCTCTCTTTGCCCATGTACTAACATCTAATACACCATAGTGAATATATTCATCTCGTTCTAAATTTATTACTTGTCTTGCAAAAACATCTGCCGTAACTTTTTTAGTATACAGTTCTCTATAAATCCATAGATTATTATTGTAATCAACAGCGAACCATAAAACACAAGCAGGAGAAGAATAACCCCAGTCAGCAGCACGAAATTTATACCAGCCTCTAGGTATTTCAAAAGGTTCAACCACATGACTTAATTTACTAAATTCAGGAAATGCAGAATCTTCATAAGCATCCCAATCTCCATCTAAAAATTGTTTACGTTGTACTTCAGGTAAAGATGCAAGCATAATATAATAATCATCTGTTTGCATAAGATATGGATTATCTTGTAGCTTTGCTGGAATAAATCTTCTGGTAATATATTTTTTACCATTAGGCGTATCTATCCCTACATCAAACGCAGTATTTGGTTCACTAGGTTCTACGAACATTTCTCGTACCCATTGTGATCCTACGTTACCTGGATTACCTGTTGCTCTCATATAGACAGGTATATCTTTATCAACGGATCTTAAAGAAGATCTTAAAAAATTATA